ACCGCCGCCAACGCGGGGTCGGTGTCCGGTGACGAAGCCAAGAAGATGCAGTACCTGATCCTGTCCCGGTTCGCGAACAGCGGCGCCTACCTCGCCTCCGATGACGCGACCCAGGCGATCGCCCTGCTCAAGGACACCACGGGTAACTATCTGTGGCAGCCGTCGAACCAGGCGGGGCAGCCGGACCGGCTGTTCGGCCGGGACTTCTACCGGGTGTCCGGCCTGCCGTCGATGACCGGCGCGGGTGCATCCGACCCGTCGGTGCTGTTCGGCGACGTCCGCTCCGGCTACCTGGTTGCCGACCGGCAGCAGGTCACCGTGCAGCGGCTGGACGAGCGGTACGCGGACCAGGGCCTGGTCGGGTTCCTGTTCCGGCAGCGCGTCGGCGGCGACGTGATCAGGCCTGCGGCCTTTGCCCGTTACATGCTCTAGGAGGGCAGAACAATGGCAGTTCTCGGTAATCTCGGCGGCGGCCAGCAGCAGGGCAGCGACCTGTCCCCGCTGCCGGACGGCCCCCGTAACTCCGCGGGGTACCCGACGGGCAACCCGTCCGGCGGGTACCCGGACAGCCCGCCGGTGGTCGACGGGGAGCCGGTGTCCCCGGCGGTGGCCCGGTCCCGCGCCGGCGCCGTCGCCGCGCACGGCCACGGCGCGGGCGGAAGCGGGCCCGGCTGATGAAGATCGCGTTCAAGATCTCCACCGCCGGCTACTGGTGGGACGGGCACATTCATTCCGCGATTCCCGGGGAGCCTGTCGAGATCGACGACGGCAACCCCAAGGCGGTGGCGTGGGCCCGGCACTCAGTCGCGTCGGGTGCGGCAGAACTGCTGGAAGACGTCAAGGCGAAGGAAACCAGGGCCCCGGCACCGGCGAAGCAGGCAGGCGGCCGGGCCTAAGACAACCACGACGTGGCAGGCGGCGGCAGAGGGGATCTCCCGCCGCCGCCCGCCAGCCCGGCGATGTGCCGCCTCAGCGCGGCGGTGGGCTGGAACCACTCAGTGCGGCCAACGCGAGAACCGGCGAACTGGCAGTGCCGTTGCCGCTCTAGGTCATAACTGCCTGGCTCGGTCGCAAGTAGCTGGCCCCCAAGAACACGGGCACGGCGCTCCACTTCGTAGCTCGTGCCTATCTTGATGAGCCCATGGTTCTCGACGTAGTAGACGACAGAGTCCTCATAAGGGTCGCGCGCTGGCGAGTGAGGGCCGTTGAACAGCCACCGCAGATCCTCTTTCTGCTCTGCGGTGGCTGATCGCCAGGCGGACGTCAGCACGGCGACGGCTTCCTCAACGGCTTCCTCATCTGTGCGGTAACTATGCCCGGTCATGGGGATCTCCTTGCGTTGTGGCAGCGGCGGCGGTTCTCCGCCGCGAGGTCGTAGTGGCCGGTGACATAAACGTGCCACCGATGGCGGGCCTGATACCAGGTGACTGGCTGGCCGCAGCCGCACTTGCACAACGGGGCAGGGCCGCGGTCCGCCACGTGGTCGTACTTGTTGTGACAGAGCTTGCACAGTTCGCGGTAATCCTCACGGTTCCGGCTGTACCTACGGTCATGGATAAGCGCGTACTCGGTCCGCTTACCCTGGCCACACTCATCACAGGTTCCGGTCTTGGGAAACCACCTGTTCAGGTAGGTGTGCAGCGACCGGTAACCGGCTTGGTCCCCCTTCCACCAGGGAGGACGCTCCACCCTGAGATGGTGCCCCCTGAGGAACCGGGCCCCAGTTTCCCGCATCAGGCGGGTGCCGTCTTTTCGCTTGCTTCCGTAACCCCGGGGTTCGATCAGTCCCCCGCAGCCGCATGCGCATAGCTTGTCCATGGAGAGGAGTCTACGATAAGAATCCTATGGCATTCCGTCGCGCCGTGGGTGCCGACCGGGTACGGCACCCAGACCGGCATTTTCACCCCCCGCATCCGCGACCTGGGCCACGACGTGTCCCTGTCCGTCTACTACGGGCTGCAGGGCGCCAAGATGAACTGGAACGGCATGACCTGCCGCCCCAGCTACGCCGCGAACTACGGCTCCGACGTGCTGATGCCCCACGCGCTGGAGCACTTCGGCGGCGGGGACGGCACCAGCATCCGGCAGGCCGCCGCCCGCGGCGTCATCATCACCCTCGGCGACGTGTGGACGTTCGAGGTGCCGCTGCTGAACCAGATGTGCGTCGCGTCCTGGGTGCCGGTCGACCACCTCGGGGTCCCCGCGATGACCCGCGGCTGGTTCCGCATGTCCGGCGCCGTCCCCATCGCCATGTCCCGGTTCGGCGAAACCGTGCTGCGCGAGTCCGGGTATAACCCGCTGTACGTGCCGCACGGCGTCGACACCGCCACCTTCACGCCCGGTGACCGGGCCGGGGCCCGCGCATCGGCCGGGCTGCCGGCCGACGCGTTCATCGTCGGCATGGTGGCGAACAACATCGGCAAGGACGGCAACCGGAAGGCGTTCGCCGAGCAGATCGCCGCGTTCGCCCGCCTCCGCGCACGGCATAGCGACGCGATGATGGTGCTGCACACCGACGTTACCAGCCCGCTCGGCATGGACCTGCGCACCTTCCTCGCCGACCACCTGCCCGACGGGTCCTACAGTTTCACCGACCCGTACATGTACAGGCGGGGCATGAACCCGTCTGCTGTCGCCAGCATCTACCGCTCCATCGACGTGCTGTCGAACTGCTCCTACGGCGAGGGATTCGGCATCCCCATCCTGGAAGCCCAGGCATGCGGCACCCCCGTCGTCGTCACCGACGCGACGGCCATGCCGGAACTGTGCGGCTCCGGGTGGACCGTGCCGTACGAGAAGACCTGGCACGAATCCCAGGTCGGGTGGATCGCCAAACCGCTGATCGGCGGCATCGCCGACGCGTACGAGCAGGCGTACGAGAAGGCCCGCGACGAGGAGATGCGGCTGGAGGCATTCACGTTCGCCCAGGACTACGACGCCGGCCTGATCACGGAGCGGTACTGGCGGCCGGTCCTCGCCCGGTTCTCCGAGACCCTGGCGGCGATGGCCGAGGAGGCGCGCAAGCCGCAGCCGCTGCCCGCGCCGAAGATCCGCGAGGCTGACGGGCTGCTGTGGCTGGACCGCGGCGGCCGCACCGACGACTGGGTGGCCTACGCCGACCACGAGCCGTGGCTCAAGCCCATCCTGGGGGGGCTGCTGCCCGAGGGCGGCGTGTTCCTCGACATCGGCGCGCACGTGGGCCGCTGGTCACTGCGGCTCGCCGGCCGGGCGGCCGAGGTGATCGCGGTGGAGGCGAACCCCAGCACGTTCAAGACGCTGCGGCGCCACCTCGCCATCAACGATATCGCCAACGTGACCGCCCTTAACCTCGCGGCGTGGGACGAAGATACCTGGGTGCAGCTGGAGAACCCGGACCGCCGGGAGGATGGCGGCGGCGTCCGCGTCGTCGCCGCGGGCAGCCCCGCCACGGCCGTCATCCCTGCCGTGCGGCTTGACAGCAACGCGGCCGTACTAGGCGCGCTGGCCGAGTTCGGCCGCCTGGACCTGGTGAAACTCGACGTGGAAGGCGCCGATATCCACGTCCTGCGCGGCCTGGCCGGGCTCCTCGCCCGGTACCGGCCCGTGCTGGTGATCGAAGACCACTCCCTGTACGGGTATTACGACCGGGCCGACCTCGAGGAGACCCTCACCGGTCTCGGCTACGAGTTCGAGGTGGCCGCGTCGGTCCCGTCGAACTTCCAGCCCGGCGTCGGCATCCTGGACCACTCCCGGCCCGCCGACTACCTCCTCGCCCGGCCTGCGGGCAGCCTGGCGTGACCTACGCCTCGTCGGTCCCGGCCGTGATCGCAGCCCTGGTCGCCGCGTTCCGCACCTCGGCGGCGCTGGGCCTGGCCGGGGTCCCGGTCCGCGACGGCCCGGAACTGACCCAGGAGTCCGGGACCGAAGCGGTCGCCGTCGGGTACACCGGCGACCAGGCCGAGGATGTCGTCACCGGCGCCGCGTCCCCCGAAGGGCTCAACGTCCTGCCGGACCGGGAGCGGTACGCGGTCACCTGCACCATCGAGGTCACCGACCCCGGCAGCGACATCACCGCCGCCCGCGCCCGCGCGTACGTGCTCCACGCGGCGTGCGGGCAGGCTCTCGCCGCCGATCACACGCTCGGGAAGGTCGTGCTGCGGGCATCGCTGGGCATCGGGTCCCTGCAGCAGCAGCAGACCAGCAACGGGGCGCTGGCCCGGGTCGTATTCCCGATTAACGTCGACGCGTACACCAGCCGCTGACCCTGCCGTTTATTCCGGCCGCAGTGACTTACCGATGAGGTCATCCACGATCTCCGCCATCACGTCCGCCCCGGCGTCGATCTCTGCCCGGGCCCGGCGAAGTTCGAGGGCGCGGGCTTCGGTGATCTCGTCGCCGTCGAGGAACCAGCGGTGGCGGCCGTCGATCCAGTCGTCATACGGCTTCTCGGCGGAAGGCCCGATGTTCACCATGCTGAACTCTTTGACCAGGTGGCCGTCGAGGTAGGTCTCGGTGCGGATCACCGGCCTGGCCCGGCCTTCCAGCCGCCGCCGTGAACGTGTTTCCCGGCTTCTGTCATGCCCGCAGTCTAAGGAGAGTTCATGGCGGCCTACACGAACCAGGTGGCCCCGCACGCGGGCCTCAACCCGGTCACCGAGACGCAGCCCGCCGCGTCCGGCAACACGGCACCGTGCGGGTCCGGGCTCGGCCTGCTGGTCAGGACGGCCAGCGGCCCCAACACCGTCACGATCACCGTGCCCGCCGCGATCACCTTCGACGGGCTCGGCATCGGCAACGCCACCCCCGGGTCCGGCAGCCGCTCCGTGGTCGTGGCCAATAACACGGCCGCGGTGATCCCCCTGGTCGCCGGCACGTACATGGACCCGGCTACGAGCCTGGCGACGTTCGCGGTGTCGGGCACGCTGACCAGCGTCCTGTGCTCGGTCATCTCCATCAGCGCGTAAGAGAGGCAGCCTCATGGGCGATTGGGTGCAGATCATCTACCCGGCGACGGGCGCGACCGGCGAAGTGCACCGGCTGTCCCTCCCGCAGCATTACGCGGCCGGGTGGCGGCTCCTCGCCGACGGCGAGATACCGGCGGCGGAACCGGAGACGGAACCGGAACCGATGACCAGGGCCCAGGCCGCCAAGGCGGCGAAGCAGGCCGCCAGCGCTGAAAACAAGGAGAACTAGCCGTGCCCCCGACACCGCTGACCGCCACCCTCCGGTACATCCCCCCGGGCACGCGCAAGGTGTACTGGCTCACCACGATCGCGTCCTACGCCACCGCCGTGACCCGCGCCGAGATCAACGCCGGGACGGACCTGACCGCGGAAATCGCCGAGATGTCCGGGTTCTCCGTCACCAGCGCCAGCACGGAAACGCCGGACCTGGCCACCCGGTTCACGGCGAAAATCCCGGGCAGAATCACGGCCGATGACTCCTCCATCAGCTTCTACGCGTCGTCCACGTCGGCTGACGTGCGGACGGTATTGCCCCGCGACACCGCCGGCTTCGTGATCATCCTCCCCGAAGGAGACGTGCCGGCCCAGAAGATGGATGTGTATCCCGCCAAGGTCGCCTCGACGGCGGTCGACACGGCGATGGAGGATCCGGAGAAGATCAACGTCGCGTTCACCATCACCAAGGTGCCCGCGCTGAACCTGACGATCCCCGCCTGATGGGCTCCTACCTCGGGCGCGACGCGATCCTGCGCGCCGCCGCCCTCAGAACCGAGGAAGTCCGCGTGCCCGAATGGGCCGACCCGGACAGCGGCTCCGACACGGTCCTGGTGCGGGAGCTGCGGGGCCGCGAGCGTGATGAATGGGAGGCGTCCCTCGCCGTGATGAGGGGCAAGGCGATGGTCCCGGACGTGGCGAACATGCGCGCCAAGCTCGTCGCCCGCAGCGTCGTCGGCGGCGACGGCGAGCCGGTCTTCTCGCAGCAGGACGTCGCCGCGCTCGGCGAGCTGTCCGCCGCCGCGCTGAACCGGGTGTTCGAGGTCGCATCCCGCCTGTCCGGCCTGGATGAGAAGGACCTGGAGGAGATGGCGGGAAACTCCGGGGCCGCCGCTCCTGGCGGCGGTTCCTCTTCAGCCTCGCCCGTGACCTCGGCTGCACCGTAGCCGAGCTCCTGGACCGCGTCGGCTCCCGTGAGCTGACCGAGTGGGCGGCGCTCGCCCAGGTGGAGGTGGAGGAGCAGGCTGAGGCGGAGAAACGGGACGGGCGGAAAGGGCGGCGTTGACTGCTCCCCGCCCTGAAGGACGGGGATTCTCCCACGCGACTAGACACGCAAAGGATACCGCGGATGATGGCTGAGGTCGTGCAGGAGGCGGGCACTGCTTGGGTTTCGCAGTATCGCCCGCCCCCCGCGTATGTCTTCCACGAGGTGTCTAGTCGCGTGGATCTTCCTGTTTCACCGGCCGCCGCCTGGCAGTTGCCAGGTCTTACGCCGCCTCCGCAGGCATCACGTCCCGCTAGACCAGCGGTAGGCACCGTGCGGTGCGAGACCAATGTACCGCGCCGTACCGCCATTCCTCCCCGCCCTGAAGGACGGGGCATCCTGGCGAGGTCCCGGTGATGGCTGAAGCGGAGGTCACCGGGTCCGGCGTGCCCGGCATGAAACTGCTCGCCGCGAAGCTGAAAGAGGCCGACCCGAAGCTGAAGCGGGAACTGCGGCGGAACTTCAGGGACGCCGCGGAACCGGTCGCCGGGGATGTGCAGCAGTCCATCCTCCTCATGCCCTCGCATCATGACGGGACGCTGCGCCGGGAAACCGCCAGGACGGTCGTCGTGCGGACGTCGTTCTCCAGTGCCGGGGTCCGCGTGCAGATCGACTCGCTCGGCAGCAAGATGCCGGCGGGCAAGGGCACGCTGCCGCACCACCTGGACAGCGGCAAAGGGTGGAATCACCCGGTGTACGGGCACGGGCCGCGCAGCCGGTGGGGATGGACGAGGAGGCGGCAGCTCGGCAAGCCCGGATGGTTCGAAAAACCCGTCATTGATAACGCCCGGCAATTCCGCGACGCCGCCCTGGCCGCGATCGCCGAGACCGAGAAACACCTCGGGATGTGACGCAACGTGGCTAACATAATGCGTTTTGTTATTCTCGGCGATGACCGGGGCGGCCCCGCGTTCGCCTCCTTCACCAGGCAGGTCGAGAAGGCGAACCAGGCCGTCGACCGGAACAACGCCGCGCTGAAACGGCAGTCTGCGTCGTCCGGGAAAGCCCGCGGCGAGGTCACGGGGCTGGGCAAGGCGATGGGCGGCCTGAAGCTGAACCCGGGGCTGCTGGGCCCGGCGATCGCGCTCATCCCGGCCCTCGGCACCCTGACCGGGGTCGCTGCGGGCGCCGGGGTGGCGCTGGGCGGGGCGTTCGTCGCCGGCGGTGCCGCGCTCGCCGGGTTCGGCGCCGTCGCCAAGCCGGTCCTGTCCGACGCGAAGAAGGCATCCGAGGCGGTCCGCAAGGCGCAGGACGCCTACACCATCGCCATCGCCGGCGGCACCAAGAAGTCGGTCGCGTACAAGGCCGAGCAGCTCGCCATCGCCAGGGCGTACGCCGGCATGTCCCCCGCCCAGGTCGCCCTGTCCAGGCAGCTCGGCGGCATGGCGTCCGCGTGGGACAAGGTGAAGGCCGCGCAGACCCCCGTCATCGCCGGGGCGCTGCAGCCGTGGCTGGCCTCCGTCACTAGCCTGACGAAGCAGCTGGGACCCATCATCGCGAACGTCGCCCCGGTCATCGGGTCGCTCGGCGCCCAGTTCAACGCGATCGTCAGCTCCGGGGCGTTCGCCCAGTTCCGCGATTTCATCGCCAACACCGGGTCGAAGGCGGTCGGCGCGGCGGGAAACGCCCTGCTCGGCCTGTTCCAGGGTTTCGTCATCATCCTGCCGAAGTTCCAGCCGCTGATCCAGAAGGCGGTCACGTGGCTGGGGAACCTCGGCCCGGCCATCGAGAAGTGGGCCAGCAGCCAGAAAACCGCCGACCATATCACCGCGTTCATGGCCTGGTTTAACCAGAACGGCCACGTCGTCGGGGATCTGCTGAAGAACATCGCCGGGGCGCTGAAGGCGATGGCCCCGGGGCTGACCGCCGGCGGGACAGCCGAGCTGCAGGTCATGTCCCAGTTCTTCGGGTTCATCGCGGAGCTGCCCCCCGGCCTGGCCAAGCCGCTGTTCTCGGTGGCCGGCGCGATGCTGATCCTGAACAAGCTCGGCGTGGTCAAGGTCGGGCTGAAGCTCATCGGCATGGACGCCGCGAAGGCCGCCGCGGGCGGCGGCGCGACCGGGCTGTGGGGGAAGATGCTGCCCGGCGTCCGGCTGGCCGGCGGCGCCCTGGTCGCCGTGGTGGCCGTCGACATGATCCTGAAGAACACGAGATCGGGACCGGGCGGGAAGAACTGGCTCGACAACCCGTTCGGGATGCCCGGCCCCAAGGACAAGGCCAGCGCGAACAACTGGCTGACGTCCTGGTCGCCGTATATCAACAGGTTCAAGGCGAACATCACCGACCTGACCGGTTTCGTATCCGGGTCGTGGCGCAAGTTCACCGGGTTCCTGTCCGGGTCCTGGAGTAAGACCTGGGCGCAGATCACCGGCAGCTTCGACATCACCCGCCGCCAGGTCGCTCACATCTGGGATGTGACCTGGAACAACACCGTCGGGCGGGCGGGCCGCGGCGTCCACGACGTCGCCGCGTGGCTCGGCAGCCTCCGCGCCGGGGCGGCCCTCGCCTGGGATCGGATCCGCGGCACCGCGGCCAGCGTATGGAACACGATCTGGGTCAACACCGTCACCCGCACCCGGAACGGCGTCAGCAGCGTCATGTCGTGGATCGGGACGCTGCCCGGCCGGATCACCGGCGTGTTCCGCGGCGCCGGGGGGTGGCTGCTCCAGAAGGGCAGGGACGTCATCCAGGGGTTCTGGAACGGCCTCACCGCCATCTGGGCCAAGGTGACGACCTGGATCGGCGGCATCGCGTCGTGGATCAAGGCGCACAAGGGGCCGGTGTCCCTGGACCGGTCGCTGCTGTACCCGGCAGGGCAGGCGCTGATGGGCGGCCTGTTCAACGGGCTCAAGGCCGGGTTCGGCCCGGTCGGGTCGTTCATCGGCGGGATCGCGTCCTGGGTGGCGGGGAAGATCACGGGGGCGGGCGGGAAGCTGCTCGGCGGGAAGGTCGTCCTGGACACCTCCCAGTTCTCCGGCGGCGCTCTCGCCGGTGCCGTCGGCGGCGGCGCGGCGCGGTGGAAGAACCAGATCCTCACCGCGCTGGCGATGCTGAACCAGTCCCCGGCGAACCTGGGCGCCGTCGAGCACCGGATTAACCAGGAGTCGGGGGGTAATCAGTTCGCGGTGAACAAGTGGGACTGCCTTACGCTTGATGCCATGATCCTCACGCGGCGCGGCTGGCTCAAGCATGACGAAGTGCAGGTAGGAGACGAGACGATCGGGTATAACCCGGTCACCGGGCGCAGCGAATGGACTACGGTCACCCGGGTTGTCCACTATGCCGACGCACCCCTCGTCCGCCTCGGCGGTTCACGCTGGCATGCCACCACAACCCCCAATCACCGGTGGATTGACAAGCCCGTGACCCGCGATTACGGGACGCTACCCGACACGTGCCCCTACTGCCCCTGGCCTGAGCCGCCACCGTTGCGCGCCCGGCTGGCCAGGTGCCCCGAATGCGGATGGGAACCGAAGGCCCCCGGCGGAGTCCCCCTGCACCGCTCGCTGAAGCACGGCATCAAGGAAAAGAAAATCGAGCGCCGTGTCCGCCGCGGCAAGACAACTGAGAACGGGCTCGCCGTCCACCTGGGTGTAGCGCACGGAATCAAGCTGGACTGGCAGCCGACCGAATCCTGTCGGTTCACCGAAACCCGGCACCTTAACCAGCATTCGCGCGTGCTTCTGTCTGCTCCCGCTGACACGCCTGCTGCGCTCGACATCTCGGTTGCGGAAGCCGCGCTGCTCGGTTGGCTTGCCGGGGACGGCTATATCGAATCACCGGCCAGTCGCAAGCAGCCCGCGATGAGCATCGCCCAGTCCAAGCCGCGTACGCTCGCCAAGCTGCGCTCGCTACTGGAAGCCGATTTCACGGTTGTCGAAGCCGATGGCCAGCGGACCGGCGCACGCGCTCATGCCACTCGCCCGCACCGCGAGGTATCCGAATACATCGATATCCGGAAAACTCGCACGGGCAAGGATGCCTGCGGTCCCCGCCATCAGTTCCGGTTTACCCCGGCCTACACAGCTGACCTGCTAGGACGCGTAGGACACCCGAAGGATGACACCGAGTCCATCGTCCTGCGCATGTCCGGCCCGCAACGAACCGCCTGGCTGGAGGGGTTCGTTGATGCTGAGGGGCATCGTCAAGGTGAGCACGTCACTATCTCGCAGGTTTACGGCCCGGTCCTCGAAGCTGCGCACCTCGCGGCCTACCTGTGCGGTTACCGTCCCCATCAGCGTGATAACAAGGTCACGCATCCCGGATGGTCGGCATCCGCCACAATCTCGCTCGGACGGCCAGTCGTTCACGGTTCATTCCTCCGCACTACGCCAGCCGGGCGAGGCGACGTATGGTGCGTCACCACAGAACTCGGCAGCTGGACAGCGCGACAGGACGGCCATGTTTTCCTGACCGGTAACTCCAACTGGGCCCGCGGTACTCCGAGCGTAGGACTGGCCCAGGTCACCGGCCCGACGTACCGGGCGAACAGCCCGCGCGGGTGGCTGAACCTGCCGCCGATGGCGTACGGCGTGTCCGAGGACGTGCTCGCCAACATCTACGCCGGGCTGCACCATGCCATCACCGCGTACCCGGGCCGGTCGCTGGCCTCGGTGATGCTCCAGCCCGGCGGCTACGCCCTCGGCACGCCCTCGGCGGCACCCGGGTGGGCGTGGGTCGGGGAGCGGGGCCCGGAGCTGATGCGGTTCCGCGGCGGGGAGCAGGTCGCCCCGTACGCCGGCGGCCGCGGCGGCGGGAATACCTACCAGATCACCGTCAACGTGCCGCCGACCGCCAGCAAGGCGGACACCGGACGGGTCATCGTGGAGCACATCCGCGCGTACGAGCAGGGCTCCGGGAAGGGGTGGCGGCGGCCCTAGCCCCGGCAGGCCTCGCTGACAGCGTCCGCGATGGCCTGTGCCTCACCGGGCGTGATGATCACGGCGGGCTGCTCGCCTTCCTGCTGCACCAGGCGGATCACGGCGGTACGCCCCGTCAGCGCTTCAACTATGAGCCGGTTACCGACGGGATCTTCAAACACATGCACGGATGCTGCTGGCATGAGCGAATGGTACCGCGGCGATGACAGACGGGTGGCCGGGCATCATCGTCGAGGCCGGGTTCGTCCCGACCGCCCCGGGCCTGGCCGGGACCGAGCTGATCCTCGGCGACGCGACGCTCGGCAAGCTCGGCACCGGCACCCTCGCCGCCGGGACCGTATGGACCTCCCTCGGCGGCTACCTGCCCGACGGCACCGCCATCATCCAGGACATCACGATCACCCGGTCCTCCACCCGGGAGCAGGGCCCGCTGGTCACCTACGAGGCGGGCACCG